CCCTAACCGCCAATCAGGCACACTGCCCCCTGTCGTGAGGTGAGAACGCCCTACTCACACACCCATTGGGTAAAGTAGGCTCAGGCCGAAGAGATGCAGGAAGTGTATCGCTCGAACGGCGGTCGCTTGAAAACCGGGGACCCTGCCACGACACCCCAAACCCTTGCACCCTAAGCGCCAATCAACCATACTCCACCAAGCAAGGCGACTCGAACGCTGGTCGCTTCACCAACGAGCACTAAATGATTGACCTCGATCACATCGCGACCCTCAGCCGTGAGGAGTTGCTCGAACTGCCTGTGGCAACCCTACGATACCTCGAATGGCAAGCCCGCTGGCGCGCTACGGCCAGACCCGAACAGCTACCGCCCGAAGGTGACTGGATCGAGTGGGGTGTTATGGCCGGGCGCGGATTTGGGAAGCAGCTTTGCGTTGAAACTCCAATTTATACACCTCTTGGTTTTAAACGTCTTGGCGACATTGTCGTTGGGGATATGGTGTTTGATGAAACTGGAACGCCTTGCAAAGTCCTTGCTGTTTACGAACCGCCGACAGAGGTCGCTTACCGACTGACGTTTAGGGCTGATAACGGTATCGTCGAGAAGATCGACGCTGGGGCTGAGCACCAGTGGGTGACGTGGACTCGCGCAGAAATGTGGGGTCTGCTCATTTCAAACCGAAATTACAACTCGTATGGTCAATTCCCTGAGGACTGGCCCAAATGGGTTAATCCTGACGGCTCTGGGCCAAAGATTCGCACCACTCAGGATATTGTCGATACCCTACTGGACGAGTGGGGTAAGCCGAACCACACGATCCCCCCTGTTCGTAGTCAATCGGGCAAGTATGCGTTCCCTGATAGTTGGCAGATCGAGTCTGCGGAGCCTATCGCTCCCAAGCCTATGCGCTGCCTGACCGTCGATAGCCCGAACAGCATGTTCTTGGCTGGTGCTAGTCGCATCCCCACGCACAACACCCGCGTCGGCGCTGAGTGGTTAGCCAATGCGGCGCTAACTGACCCTGAGGCGCTGCCTAAGTCAGTCATTGCGCCCACCCTGTCGGACGTGAGGTTCACCTGCTTCGAGGGTCAGAGCGGACTGCTTTCGATCATCCCGCCTGAGTTCGTTGAGGACTACAACAAGACCAATCTTATCATCACTCTGACCAACGGCGGTATCATCCGGGGGTTCGGTAGTGAGTCGCCAGAACGACTTCGCGGTCCACAGGCGTCTTTGATGTGGGCAGATGAATTGGCGGCATGGCAGAACGCCCAGGAGACCTGGGACATGGCGATGATGGGGTTAAGACTTGGACCAAGACCTCAGGTGGTCTGGACCACAACGCCGAAGCCTATCGAGCTTGTGCGGAAACTCACGGTCGATAAGCCGAACCGCGTGATCACACGGGGAGCCACCTTCGACAACAAGGCTAACCTGCCTCAGTCCTTCCTGGACAAGATGGAGGAGGACTTCGGCGGAACGACGATGGGTCGTCAGGAGATTCTCGGTGAGTTGATCGACCCTGAGGAGGCGGGGATCATCAAGCGGTCTTGGTTCCGAATCTGGCCTGCCAAGAAGCCACTGCCTACCCTCGAATGGGTGATCATGTCGCTCGATACGGCCTTCACTGAGGCCACGGTCAACAAGAAGACGCACGATGCCGACTATTCTGCCTGCACAGTGTGGGGCGTGTTCAGGCACGAGGGTAAGAGCAATGCATTGCTGCTGGACTGCTGGCAGGAGCAGCTAGGTCTGCCTGACTTGGTGAAGCGCGTGAAGAAGGAGTTACTGATCACATACGGCGATGATCAGGACGCTGCACTTCTGACCCCTATGTTCGGATCATCGAAGCCCGTGGAGTCGGGCAAGAAGATCGACATGGTGATAATCGAGGACAAGGGCTCAGGGATCAGCTTGAGGCAGACACTCGAACGCGAAGGGATCATGGCCTACGCCTACAACCCTGGTAGGGCAGACAAGCTGACGCGACTGCACATGGTCTCTGCGGTCTTTGCTCGTAGGCAGGTCTGGTTGCCAGAGAGCGAGAAGTATCCTGGCCGACCGCGCACATGGGCCGAGCCGATGGTCGCTCAACTCTGTGCGTTCACGGGGAGTGGGTCGATCAAGCATGACGACATCCTGGACGCGGTAACTCAGGCTATCCGTTTAATGATGGACAAGAACCTCCTCACCTTTGAGCGAAGGGAAAAGGAGAAAGAGCGTGACAGGGATGAGGTCAGAGCGCCTAGAAAACCTGTTGTCAATCCCTACGCGGTATGAGATAAATGGGTCGTTCTCCTGAACACCATCAGCCCTGAGCGATCTACACAGACTGATCCTCTGTCGCTCAGGCCACACACCGAGGTGGGCGGTTGCTCCCATCCGCACTTGGCCGCGATAGTATAGCCGTGGGAATGCCAAGATTACCCACGGACGCGTTTTCCGCAAATCGTATGTAATGGAGAGGACTATGCGCCTTAGTTATCCAGCCATCATCAGTGCGTCCGACGGCGCTTACTCAGCTACGATCCCTGATTTCGAGGAGATCGCCGTCTATGCCCAGAGCGTTGATGGCATCATGATCGAACTAGATGCCGCATTGCACGAGGCTGTGACGATCAGGACCATGCGCGGTGAGGTCCTGCCAGTCACCTCTGAGTTCGAGCAGTCGCTCGCATACTCTGAGGACGAGGCGACGTGGTGGACTATCGCTCACTGCGATGCGCCCAACGAGAACTTCCGTCGGATCATGAGCGGTTTGCATGAAATTGAAATGGCGCTGACCCAGCAACCCGTTCTGGCTATTGGCCTTGAGACAGGTCCGTCGAACACTGATGCCGAGACGGCGCTTGGCTTGATTCCGGGGAAGTGGTAAACTGAACGCACCCCCGCTAACTGTTCATCAGTTAGCCCGCCATTGGTTCCGGCCAGTGTGCTTACGCCCTCAGGTCCCACAGCCTGAGGGCGTTTTGCTGTCAGGGCTTCAACCTTGTCACTAAAGACCCCACCTGTTACATTGCCGCGCCACACGCTCAGTGACTTGAGGACACACATGCTTGACGATGACGAGCCGCAAGAGCCTCAGGGTGAGCTTGTTGACATGCCTGAAGTCGAGCCCTCCGATGTCGAGGACACTGAGGACGGCGGTGCTATCGTCACGCTCGACGACAAGATGCCTGACGTGTCGGGCGAGTTCTACGACAACCTCGCAGAGACCATCCCCGAGGACGACCTCAAGACTCTGGCCTCTGAGTTCATCGAACTGATCGAGCGGGACCGTGAGGCTCGCAAGAAGCGCGACGAGCAGTATGAGGAGGGCATTCGGCGCACAGGTCTTGGCGACGACGCTCCTGGTGGCGCTCAGTTCCAGGGCGCGTCGAAAGTGGTCCATCCGATGCTGACCGAGGTCTGTGTTGACTTCGCGTCCCGTGCGGCCAAGGAGCTACTGCCGCCTCAGGGTCCTGTGAAGGACAATATCATTGGCGAGATCACCTCAGAGAAGATTCAGAAGGCACGTCGCAAGACGGCGCTGATGAACTGGCAGCTTACCACCCAGAGTCCTGAGTTCAGGTCTGAGATGGAGCAGCTTCTGACCCAGGTGCCGCTTGGTGGCGCTCAGTATATGAAGGTGACGTGGGACGAGGCGAAGAACCGCCCGAACTTCCTGTTCGTTGCCATCGACGACATCTACCTTCCGTTTGCTGCGTCCAACTTCTACTCCGCACAGCGCAAGACCCACGTCCAGTATCTGACCCGCCTCGACTACGAGCGCCGGGTCAAGAGCGGCATGTATCGGGACGTGGACTTAACCCCCGTCAGCATGGAGCCTGAGCGTTCGTCGGCAGACATTGCCAACGATAAGATCGAAGGGCGCACCGCCACCTCGTATAATGAGGACGGTCTGAGGACTGTCTTCGAGATTTACGCGACTGCCGAGATCGAGGGTGATCCTGCGCCCTATATCATCAGTGTGGACAAGTCCACCGGCGAGGTCCTGAGCATCTACCGCAACTGGGCTGAGGACGACGAGACTCAGGAAGAACTCCAGTGGCTCGTGGAGTTCCCCTTCGTGCCGTGGCGTGGGGCCTACCCCATTGGTATCGTCCACATGATCGGGGGCCTCTCAGCGGCCACCACAGGCGCTCTGCGTGCCCTGCTGGACTCTGCACACATCCAGAACGCGCCCACCATGCTGAAGCTCAAGGGCCTCTCCAAAGGTGGTCAGACGCTCAACATCCAGCCGACCCAGGTCGAGGAGATCGAGGGTGGGATGAGCAACGACGACATTCGGAAACTGGCCATGCCGCTTCCGTTCAACCCGCCGTCGCCCATTCTGTTCAATCTTCTCAGCTTCCTGGTCGACGCTGGCAAGGGCGTCGTCAAGACCACGATGGATGACGCCACTGACACCAGTCAGTATGCGCCAGTCGGCACGACCCTTGCCAAGATCGAGCAGGGAATGACGGTGTTCTCCGCCATTCACGCTCGCTTGCACAACTCAATGGCCCGGATGCTGGGGATTCTCCACCGTCTGAACGCCATGTATCTCGACGACAAGGATGTCGAGCAGGAAGTTGGCGAGGAGATTGCGACCCGCAAGGACTTCAATGGTCCGATGGACGTGGTTCCGGTCTCTGACCCGAACATTTTCAGCGAGACCCAGCGGTTTGCCCAGATTCAGGCCGTCGCCCAACGGGCTGCTGCCATTCCGGGGATGTATAATCAGCGCAAGGTCGAGGAGCGCATCCTCGAAGTGCTGAAGATTCAGAACGGCAAGGACCTTCTGAACCCCGAAATGACGCCCAAGATGCAGAACGCGGTGAATGAGAACGTCGCCGCGACGATGGGTCGTCCGATTGTGGCCTTCCCCGAGCAGGATCACCTCGCTCACCTCAAGACTCACCTCGCCTATCTGGTCAATCCGGCGCTAGGTATGAGCAAATTGATCGCTCCGACCTACATTCCCGGCATTCTGAACCACATCAAGGAGCATGTGGCCCTGTGGTATGCCTCTGAGGTCTATGATCTGGGGACTGGTGCGGCCAATGAGGACATTGGTGACGCCATGAAGGGCCTGAAAACCACCGAGGAGCGTCAAGCCTTCGACCGAATGCTCGCAGAAGCGTCCCAAACGGTCGTTGAGTCGGCCTCTGACGCCTTTTCGGCACTTCCGGGCGTCATCGAGCAGGCAATTTCCGTCATGCAGCAGTTCCAGCCGCAGCCTGCCCCTGATCCGAAGCTCCAACTCGATATGCAGGACGCTCAACGCAAGGCTCAATACGACCAGGGCCGCCTTCAGGTCGATAATAACCGGGTTGGTGTCGAGAAGACCCGCGCCGAGATGGACCTTGAGATCGAAAAACTGCGTCAGGACCGTGAGGACATGCGCAAAGCCGCCGAACTCAAGACCCGAGCCGAGATCAATGCTGCTGATAACGAGACGGCCAAGCAACTTGCTGCCGCCGAGGCGATCAGTGGCGAGAAGTTTGCCTTTTCGACCGGAACAGGCATCAACCCTTAATAACCAGGAGGCCAATATGGCTAAAGAACCCTCGAAACCCGCTGCTCCCGCCTCTGAACAGGCCATTCCGATGCACAAGGCCCTCGCTATGGGTCAGAATCGCGAAACTGGCGCTGGCAAGGGTGCTACGGGCGGTAACAACCCGCCGAAAACCCCTGCATGAGAGTTGAAATGCTCTTGAGGGTGCTGGAGGCGAAGCAAGCGGAACTCGCAAAGAGTCTGCTTGCTTCGCCTTTGGGGCGAGACGCCTTCGAGTTTGGCCGTAGCTCGGGTCTGTATCACGGACTCGAAATGGCCAAGAACGCCATCATCGACTTCTACGAGGAAGCCGACAAGAAGAACCAATAACCCTCAAGAATGTGGAGCACACATGAAAGAGATCAGTAACAAGATCGACTTTGCTTATAACAGCATCGACGAAGCATTCCCCATCTGCGAACCCGGCGTTGAACCCTTCGGTTCTCGGGTTCTGGTCCAGGTCCGCACCCCTAAGCGCAAGACCAAGGGCGGCATCATTCTGACGAGTGAGGTCCGCGAGATCGAACACTACAACACGCAAGTGGCCAAGGTGATCGCACTTGGCCCTTTGGCATTCCACAACCGAAACACCTTGGAGCCCTGGGTCGAAGGGCTCTGGTGCTCTGTTGGCGACTTTGTGCGCGTGCCGCGATATGGCGGCGACCGGTGGACCGTGAAATACGAGGTGGACGGCGAGGAGGAAGAAGCCGTTTTCGTCATTTTTGACGACCTCAACATTATTGGACGCATCACTGGCGATCCCCTCGCCATGCGGGCGTTCCTCTAAGGGCGATATTCCCGTCGCCACTTTGCATAGCTGCCATTAGAAAGGAAAAGCTGTGTCCGACCCGAACGAACTCGACGATGACGACATCGAGGTCATTGAACTTGAAACCGAAGACATCCCGGTCGAACAACCGGAGCCTGAGGTAGAACCTGAAGCCGAAGATTCTGAGGACGAGCGCCTAGCTGAGTCTGATGAGCCGGACGAGGAGGAAGAAAAGACCTCCGCCTCCAACAAGAACCGCAAGCGCCGTGAAGTCCAGAAGGCTGCACGGGACCGCGCCCAGCGTGAACTCCAACTGCTGCGAGAACAGAACCAACTCCTCATGGAGCGGGTTAACAGCATCGAGGGGTCCGTCAGGAGCCAGACCGAGGAGCGCCTCGACCACAGGCTCTCCGAGGCTCAGCGCGAGGTCCAGACCGCTGATGCCATTATCGCTCGTGCCGTAGAGGCTGGTAATGGCGAAGATGTGGTCACGGCTATGCGCCTCAAGGAGGAGGCTCAGAACAAGGTCCTCCAGCTTGCAGCAGCCAAGCAGCAGGCGGCTCAGCCCACCAACCAAGGCCCTGATCCCCGCATCGCCTCCCTTGCCCGTGAGTGGGCCGCTGCCAACCCCTGGTTCGACGCTTCTGGCCGAACGGAGGAGAGCGCCATTGCTCTCGCCATCGACCGGGTTCTTCCGAACGAGGGATATGATCCTCGCTCTGTGGAATACTACGAGGAACTGACTCGTCGCTTGAACAACCGCATCGGGAACCCAAATCCTCCTGAGCGGACTCAAGAAACGACCGCCAAGCGCAAGGCTCCTCCGCAAGGAACGGCAAGCCAACACGCCCCCACTTCGACGCGTAAACAAGTTTACGTGACACCTGAACGCAAGCAGGCTATGATGGACGCTGGTTACTGGGACGACGTTGCTCTCAGGAACCAGATGCTCAAGGAATACGCTGCTTACGACAAATCGGCCAGCTAAAAGGAGCCAGCCAAATGGAAGTAGACGAACGCCTTGCGAAGGAAGTTGGAGCCAGTCGTCGCTCGCGGCAATCTGAAGACCGTGCGGTCACAGAGCGTCGTGACATTAGCGACAACGACCGGCTGAACATGTTCCGCAATCAACTATTCAACGACGCACTGCCCGACCTCCCTCAAATCCCTGGTTGGCACCTCTGCTGGTTGACGACGACCAACACCCGCGACAGCATCCATCGCCGGATGCAGCTTGGCTATGAGCCCGTCCGTCCCGAGGAAGTTCCCGGTATGGAATACGCGACTCAGAAGACCGGCGAATGGGCGGGTATGATCGGTGTCAACGAGATGCTCGCGTTTAAGCTACCCATGAGTCTCTATGAGATGTTCATGCAGGAAGCTCACCACGATGCACCTAATCGCGAAGAAGGCAAACTTGCCGACACCGCTGATTTCATCAGGAATCAGGCCGCTCGTGATAACGTCGAGGTCTATGAGGACGAAGGTTACCAGGAACTGCGTCATTCCGCTCCGCGCCGTGGTATCTTCACCTAGGCGAGGTTTCCCATTCACCTCACATCAATGAGGTAATTCATGTCTGCGACTTCCGCCCCGTTCGGGCTGAGTCCCGCGACCCATCCGTCTGGCACGATTCGACCCGTCGCCATGACGATCCTCACGGGCTACGCCACGAACATCCTCCAGAACCAGCCGGTCAAGATCGTCCCCTCGTCCACTGGCGAAGGCACGATTGCGGCTGCTGCCATTGGTGATCGCTTCATCGGCACCTTCCAAGGCTGCGAATGGACCGACACCGACGGTCGTCGGCGCTACTCCAACAAGTGGACCGCCTCGACCGCTGGCACCGATATTGTGGCTTACGTCACCCGTGACCCGCAAATCACCTACGAGATTCAGTCCAACGCCGCTCTGGCCGTGACTGACATTGGTAAGCAGTTCGACTTCACCACCATCGGCTCCGGCAGCACCACTGTCGGCATCTCTGCCATGATGCTGGATGTGGCTTCCGCTGCGACCAATGCCTCTCTCCGCCTGCTGGGTATCACGCCCGGTGCCGACAACAACTGGGGTGACACCTACGTCATCGCTCAGGTCCAAATCAGCGAACATCAAAACGTCGCTGACGTGGCCGCTTACTAAGGGAGCTTTGAACAATGGCTACTCCCATGCGCAGTACGGATTTCCGTGCTGTAGTTGAGCCTATCCTTAACAAAAGTTTTGATGGGGTCTACGATCAGCGGAAGGACGAGTGGAAGCAGGTGTTCGAGGAGATCACCGGTATTCCGCGCGCCTACCATGAAGAAGTCGTTCAATACGGCTTTGGTGCAGCCCCGGAACTGCCCGATGGCATGCCCGTCACCTATCAGTCCGGTGGCGTGCTGTTCATCCAGCGTTACCTCTACAAGGTCTACGGTCTGGCCTTCGCCCTGACCAAGGTCCTCGTTGAGGATGGTGATCACGTCCGTATCGGCCAGACCTACGCCAAGCACCTTGGCCAGTCGATGGTCGAGACCAAGGAGACCCTCACCGCCAACATCCTGAACCGAGCCTTCAATAGCTCGTATACGGGTGGCGACGGCGTGTCTCTGGTGAACTCTGCTCACCCGATCACCAACGGCACCTTCTCGAACGTTCTGGCTACCGCTGCGAACCTCTCGCAGACCTCGCTGGAGCAGATGCTCGTTCAAATCCGCAACGCGGTGGACAACAACGGCAAGCGCATTCGGCTTACCCCAAAGGCCATTGTCACCGGCCCGTCCAACGTGTTCCAGGCTGAGGTGCTGCTGAAGTCCGTCCTGCGGGCTGGCACTGCCAACAACGACATCAACCCCGTCAAGTCGATGGGGATGCTGGACGACGGTCAGGCCAACATGTCGCGTATCACTTCGACCACCGCTTGGTGGATCAAGACCGATGCGCCTGAGGGTCTGAAGGTCGTTAAGCGCCGTGGCCTTGAGAAGGCTATGGAGGGTGATTTTGAAACGGATTCAATGCGTTACAAGAGCACCGAGCGTTACGCTGTTGGGTGGACCGACCCGCGAAGCGTGTTCGGCACGAGTGGCGTTTAGCGGTTTACGAGGGTGAGTCCATGTGTTAGGTTTGAGAAATCGGACCTAACACATGGAGACCTAAGTGCCCGAAAAATGCCACGTCGTTAATTGCACAGCCCCTGTTGTTGCTAAGGGGCTGTGCAACACGCACTATAAGAGAATGCTAAGGCAGGGGACCGTCGAACAGACTCGCCCTGCCGACTGGGGAAAGCGAGAAGCGCACCCCGCCTACAAGTCCTGGAGCGGACTTCTTAGATACCATCGTCATCGAACTGACCCTAGATGGGTATCTGATTTCTGGACCTTTGTGTCTGAAATCCCAGAAAAGCCAACTGACGATAAGTCAACCGCCCAACGAGTGGACGACACTCGCGATTGGGGTCCTGACAATTTTTACTGGAGAGTTCCCCGGTTATCTAAACAATTCCGAGATGATCGGGCCGCTTACATGCGTGAATATCAACGTCAAATGCGTGCTGCTGATCCAGACTACGGAAGAAACGCCGATCTGAAGAAAAATTACGGCGTCACCCTTGAGTGGTTCAAAACTCAATTTGAAGCCCAAAACGGAGTCTGCTTTATCTGCGAACAGCCTGAAACCGCCACGATAAGGGGTAAAACCCTAAACTTAGCCGTCGATCACTGTCACGACACGCAGGACGTTAGGGGACTTCTCTGCTCGGCCTGCAATCGGGCCATCGGCGGACTCAAGCATGACAAGCGCCTTCTGGAAAAAGCCATCGACTATCTGAATCGTCCCCCACTCGAAAAGTTCTGACTTGCCAAACTCCAAGGTGTGTCCTATAAGACTGATAGACACACCTTGGAGCACAAAATGTCTGAACTCGTTTTCTCGAAGTTTCCCCAGTCGGTCCTCGACCGCTACGACTTTAGCAAGGCCGTCTATCACGGAGCTACGGTCCCCATCACAGGGATCATCTGCCCCGACCACGGCGAGTTCCAGCAATACAGCGGACAACTCCGCAAACCGGGCGGAGCGGGTTGTCCCAAGTGCGGAGCCGAGAAGCGTGGTAGCGCAAAGCGTCTGAGCCAGGACGAAGCCATCGCCAACCTCGTCAAGGTCTTCGGCGATACCTACGACTACACACGCTCGGTCTATAACGGCTCGAACGCAAAGATCACCGTGTCGTGCCCTGAGCACGGCGACTTCGATGTTCTCTACAGCAACCATGTCTCAGGCAAGGGTTGTCCTGTGTGCGGAGCCGCCAAGCGCGGCCAGCGTCAAGACCCGATGGAAGCGGGCAAGAAGACGGCTGCTACCAAGATTGCCAAGTTTGCAGCCAAGTTCGTTGAGGAGGCGATTGCAATTCACGGCGACAAGTATGATTATAGTGAGGTCGTCTATCAGGGTCAGAAGACGCCTGTGACGATCATCTGTCCTGAGCATGGAGCGTTCAAGCAGACGCCCTATCATCACATCAGCCGCAAGCAAGGTTGCCCCACCTGTTCAGGCAAGAAGCCCAAGGGTGATTGACCTTACACGCCACTAGCCATGAGATCGGCCTCTGTGCTATGTTGCGCGGAACTTCATGGAGGCCCTGATGGCTCAAACTACTTTCTCAGGCCCGCTCGCCTCCGGCGATAAGGCTGCTGGCGTATCGGGCGGGTCGAATATCGGCTTTGCTCAACTTGTTCAGACCGCCACCCTGAACTTCGATGGCACCCTGGTGCAAAGCGCCACGTTCAATCTGCCTGCCAACTCGATCATCACTGGCTTCAACATTGATGTTCTGACCGCTTACAACAGCGCCACGTCCGCGACCCTGACCATCGGCACCGCCGCTGCTGGCACTCAGTATGCTGGTTCGGTCAATGCCAAGACCGCTGGCCGCGCTGCTCCGACCTACTCCGCTGCCCAGCTTCTGGCTGCGAGCAACATCTCGACCAACACGACGCTCGTCGTGACTGTCACGTCTGTCGGCCAGCCGACTGCGGGTTCCGTGTTCCTCGCTATCGAATACGTCCAGACGACCGGCGTCTAATCTATTGAACCCTGCCGCTTCGGTGGCAGGGTCAACCTCATAGGAGCCACTGGATGGCAACGCGCTCTAGAGAGCAGCAACTGGACCGCTACTCGGCGGTCGTTCCTGTTACGACCACTGCCCTCCAGACCCCATCTCTGTCTGACACTGCTGGGCTTGCTCGCGGTGTCTTTATCGTCGGTAATGACGGCAGTGTGGACGGGGGCTATATCGCTCCGGTCACGATCACTCGACCGGCCAACACCACTGCATATAGTGCTAGTGACGTGGTTGGTGGCGTCCTGACGATTGCGTCTGTGGGTCCTGCAAGCAGCACGGCGATCCTGACCGGCACTCGGCTGGAGCTTGATATTGCCGCTGTGCCGACCGGCATGACCTACTTCACTTTGCACATCTATAGTGCGACGCCACCCTCTGCCTATGCGGACAACGCAGCCTGGGACCTCCCGTCAGGTGACAGGTCGGTCTATATGGGCAATGTCATCGTCGGCACGCCTGTGGACCTTGGCTCTACGCTCTATGTCGAGATCAACAACATCAACAAGATGTTGAAGCTGGTGGGTGGCTCGTCGCTCTACGGCTATTTGGTAACTGCCACGGGCTACACGCCTGCCTCCAACTCGGAAGTCTACAAGATGACCCTTGCCACTGCGGCGATCTAACTATGCGCCCCTCGGTCAAGAAGTTACTGCTGTTCGGGACTACGGCTCCGTATGCGGACGCGATGCTGGCTCTTGACTTCGTTGGGTCACGGTCTGCTGGCACACCATACTACATGCTCAATGGGGTCAGGTATCCGTCGGTAACGGCTGTTCCCGGCTGGACCTACACGGGCGGCACCCCTGCTGGCACCGGGTCCTACGCGCCGAAAGCTGACGGGAGTTTGCAGTTTTTCCCGAGTGTCACGAACCTGCTGCTTCAGTCGCAGACGCTAGACAACGCTGGCTGGGTCAAGACCGATACCACGATCACAGCGAACGCCGTTGCCGCACCTGACGGGACGACGACTGCCGATCTGGTGACGGAAGGGTCAGCCGGAACGGCGCTACTGTTTAGCCCGACAGCGACCATCTCGCCGTCAGTTCAGAACGTCGAGTCCATTTATCTTAAGCGCGGAAACACCGACTGGATCAGGCTTCGGTTTTTCTCGAATGATGGCGCAAATGGGGTCAATGCGTGGTTTAATCTAGCGACCGGCGCGGCTGGAACGACGACCACAACTGGCTCACCGACCAATGTTGCACTTGTTGCATCTGACGTGGGCGGCGGCTGGTTTCGAGTGTCGATTTCGGCAACATTGGCGACTTCCACCACTGCCAACCTTAGCGTGGCGTCGGCCGTCTCAAACGGGGCCACCGGGCGTGTCAGTGGTGCGACCTATTACGCTTGGGGTGCCCAACTCGAACTAGGCTCCACGGCCTCGACCTATATCCCCACCACGACAGCGGCTGTGACCGTCGCACCGCCCCGCATCACGGACGCGGGGTATCTGGCGGAGGAAGCGAGGACTAATGTGGTCCCGCGCTCTGCGATGACGGGGGCAACTAGCAGCACCCTCCCGCCCGGGATGGCGGTCCAGCTCGCCACAGGGCTGACGCAGACTGTGGTCGGCATTGGCGAAGAATACGGCCTGCCATATTTTGACTGGTCGATTACGGGCACGGCCTCTGGAACCGGTTACCCGGCATTGCTTTTGACGCCGACTGGCACAAACGCCCCTGCCGCATCTAACGGCCAAACGTGGACGGGCTCGGTCTATTATCGCGTGGTATCAGGCTCACTCCCGACCGGGATGATTGGTGTCGGCACGCAAATCTTCAACGGTGCAGCTTATCTTTCCGGCCTTTCGTCGACCTCGCCAAGCACCGCGACCGGATTTACGAGGCTAACGACAACCGGAACCATCGCGAACGCCTCCACAACTGGCGTGACCTTGTATGTAGGCTCACCCGGAGGGGTGACGACCGGCACCGTCGTCAACGTCGTCATTCGCATCTATGCCCCTCAACTCGAACTCGGCTCCTTCGCCACCAGCCCGATCCCGACGACCTCCGTGGCCGTGACCAGGGCGGCGGACGTAATGCAAATTACCAATGCCGCACCCAGTCTCGGCTACACGCTACTTGCCAGCGTGAATTCCCCGATCCTAACCGGCAATCGCAATATCATAACACTGGGCACCCAGCGCGGGCAGATTTACGCAAACGGGACCACTTACTCCAATGCGATTGACGGGTTTGCAAACCTCAGTTCTCAGACCCAAACAGCGGGCCTTGCGAACCTCGCCGCAACCTTTGGCCCCTCCGCGCAGTCTCTAGGCATCAACGGGACGCTGGTCGGAAACACAACAAATGCGACATCCGATGGCGCTACCCGCACGGTTTACATCGGGAACAGCGCCGCCCCGTCCCAATGGTTTAACGCCCCCATCTGCCGCATCGTCATCTACCCCCGCGCCATGTCCAACAGCGAGTTGCAGGCTATCACCACGGCAGGAGCTTACTGATGACCACAAAGATCAGTGCAATGACGCCCGGTGCTGCGCTCAGTGGCACCGAGCTATTCGAGTCAACTCAATCCGGCTCGACCGTCTCGCTCCTTGCCTCACAGGTCAAGACCTATGTGGACAAGCAGTCATACACCTATAACGTCCCGACAGCAGGCTTCAGCCTGACCATCGGGGCTGGTGTCCAGCAACTCATTCTCAATCCCGCAGGGGTCCTTGCTACGGGCACGATCACCATGCCCGCTGCCCCTGCCGATGGGTTCGTGGTTACGATCTCATCGACCCAGGTGGTGACAGCCCTGACGCTCAATCCTAACAGCGGTCAGACCTTATCGGCCAACACGACTGCACTGGCCGCTTCGACCGCTGTGCGTTATATCTACGTCTCCTCCGTCACCAAGTGGTTTAAGTTGAACTAATCATGCACGACCTGTCCCTTGGCCGCAGAGCACAGCACGTCAAGGCCCAGATCGAGGACGCCATAGCCTATGTGCGTCAGCCGCAGGCCCAACAGCCCGCACCTCAGGCTCAGAGCCCTCAGCAACCGCCTCAAGGTCCTCAGCCACCTCCCCAGCAGATGCAAGGACCTGGGCAGTCGCAGACCCCTCAAGGCTCTATGGCACCTCCGCAGCAGCCTCAGGGCCAGCAGCCGATGGAGGGTGGCCTTCAGTCATTGCAGAAGGCTCCTCAATCATTCGCCAAGGGTGGACTCGTTCGCTCTGTGCAATCTCGCTGATTCACTGTATAGATAAGACCTCAGGACTGGAGAACGAGCCATGAAGGGCTTCAAGGACACCACCAAGACTCAGATGGGTCATGGCTCTTATGACGAGGTTCCGACCCGTCCTGCCACTTCCAAGGATGTTGCAGCCGCTAAGGCGGTTCGGATCATCACGCCGGGCAAGTCTACGCCCCGAGTCACGGACTCAATGATCCTGGGTAAGGGCGAGGACAAGGCTCCCGGTGAGCGTGGTGGTAAGAAGTTCGCAGTCGGTGGCATGGTCCCTCCGCGCTCGGGCGGTATGCCTGCTCAGGGCAAGCCGCTGACCGCTCAGAACATGAACGATGCGCGTCTTGCTCCTCCGCGACCTGCTCCGCGTCCGAAGATCATGCCTGTTGCCTCTCGGGCTCCGCTGATCAAGTCCGTCAGCAAGCCTGCTGAGCGCATGACGCCTCCGCCCGCTACGTCGAATTACGAACCGGGCGGTAATCCTCCTGATCCTTACGGTGGCCCCAAGATGTCGATGGCCGACATGGCTAAGACGATCAAGTCCGTTAACGATCCTAATCAGCCAAAGGGCGAGCTTGTCTCCAAAATTGCGATGGACGCGATCCCTTACGACGAAATGTCTGCTGCCCGCTCGACTGGCGCTTTGGCCCGACTCAGTGCGGATCGTGGCTTCAAAAAGGGTGGCAAGGTCGTCGAGAAGGGTAGTGGTGAGGTCTACGCCTCCAAGGCTGCGATGAAGAAGCACGAGGCTTCCGAGTCCAAAGCCAAGGAGCGTTCTGAGCACAAGCAAGAGGGTGGTGAACTCCTGGCTGGTCGCGCCCAGTCCCTGCGCGATATGGTCGGTAAGCCTGCTGCTCGTGCTGGTTACGCTCAAGGTGGTAAGCCGAAGTCCAAGTGGTCCTAACTCATGGCCTTCTCCGACACGATCTCAACGACGAGTTTCAACACCCGCAAGGTGATTGAGAACGCTGCACGGCGCTGCAAGGTGCCGCCGCAGACCTTGTCGTCTGAGCATGTCGAAGTTGCCAACGACGCTCTCTACCTCCTGCTCAGTGACCTCGCCAATCAGGGCGTTCCGCTCTGGTGCATCGAGAAGCAGATTTACCCGCTCTATGAGGGCGTAGGTAATGTCGTTACGCCTGTCGGCACTGTGGACATCCTCAATGCCAATCTGCGCTATCTCCAAGCCCTGACCGGCACGGACACTGACACCACGACCGTTCACCAAGTCGAGTTCGACTCCACTACCTTCGTGACCACTGTTGGTGTGCTCTGGACGGCTACGGCGGTCCCTATCGCCCTTGAGCGTTCGGACGACGGTGCAACCTGGACAACCATCCAGACCGAGACGCCTTCCGCTACGTCCGGTGAGTGGGCGTGGTATGACCTCGACTCCTCGGTATCAAGCCTCTACTTCCGGGTCAGAGCTACGAGCGGCACCCTGTCGTTCGATCAGGTCTATCTGGGTAACAACCCCACCGAGATTCCGTTGGCCCGTCTGAATCGGGACGACTACACGAACCTTCCGAACAAGACGTTCCAGAACAACCGGCCCCTGCAATACTGGTTCGACCGTCAGGTCCGCCAGCCGATCATGCACATGTGGCCTGTGCCCAATGCGGACGCAACGACTCAGCAGATCGTCGTGTGGCGTCACCGTCAGATCATGGACGTTGGGACCATGACTCAGGAGATCGAAGTCCCCCAGCGTTGGTATGAGGCAATCGTCTCGATGCTCGCGGCCAAGTTGGCGCTTGAGTTCGCAGAGGCCAACCCTCAGATGATCCCGCTTCTGGACTCAAAGGCCAAGGAGGCGCTCTACATCGCCCAGATGGAGGAGCGCGACAACTCCCCCATGATGATTGCACCTAACATCAGCCCATACACTATGTGATTGAAATGCCTAGGTATTTAGACACTCGTGGCAAGACAACGCTTGGAATTGCGCTATGCTCCAGGTGCAGTTTGAAGTTCTCACTAGACGACCTCCAATCGGACCCGAATGCCCCAGGCTTGATGGTCTGTAGAGCCGACCTCGACGAGTTCGATCCCTACCGACTCCCCGCCCGTCAGCCTGATCAGATCACCCTGCGGTTCTGTCGGCCAGATGTCCCATTGGTGCCGTAATGCACCTCATAGACCAGAGGCTGTGCTCCCCTCTGGGCGCGGTGGTTCCGATGCGACCCTCTCCCCGCTCGGAGCCACCGCGCACGCCCGAGGATGATGAAGTGACGATTTCAGCCAAAGACCTTGACCTTATCAGCGAGGTGATCAAGGCCAGTCGCGTCGTGGACAGCGACGACATGGCTAAGTTCAACAGCAAGATCGACGGCATGAATGATCGCATCACGACGATCCATTCCGACCTTCAGACCATGATCCGAGAGCATTCTGAACTCAAAGAAAACATGCAGGGCCTCATGGACGCCTGGAAGGCGGGAGGCGCTCTGCTGGGCAC